CGCTGCATCGAAAACGCTTGCCGCCATCAACGGCGGTATTGAGGCAGATCAGGACTCAGCGCCTGGTCGCCTGCACTTTGGCGCGTCGATCGCCGGCGAGGAATGCAGCCGCAAGCTCTGGTATGGCCATCACTGGGTCAAGGCTCAGCGGCATGGCGCGCGACTGCTGCGCCTGTTCGCTCGCGGCGAAACTGAAGAAGTGCGCTTCGTGAACTACCTGCGCCGCGCTGGCGTGACTGTTTGGGAGGTTGACCCGGACACGAACCAGCAATGGCGCATCTCAGATCACGCCGGGCACTTTGGTGGCTCGCTCGATGGCATGGGCATTGGCGTGCCCGACGCCCCGGACGAGCCGCACGTCTTAGAGTTTAAGACGCACAATGCCAAGAGCTTTGGAGACATGGTCAAGCGCGGCGTGCTGGAATCGAAGCCAATGCACTACACGCAGATGCAAATTTATATGCACAAGATGGACGTTCAATGGGCTCTGTACATGGCCGTCAACAAAAACGACGACGACCTTTACCTGGAGCGCGTGCCGCTCGACCAGGCGCACGCGCAGCGCATGCTTGATCGCGCTAAGCGAATCATCACAAGCGACCGCCCGCTCGAGCGCATGAGTGACGACCCCAGCTGGTTTAAGTGTAAGTGGTGCGACTTCTATTCGCTGTGCCACGGCACCGACACGCCGGCGATGAATTGCAGAACCTGCGCCTACGCAACGCCAATGATGGATGGCGACGGGCGCTGGCACTGCGAAAAGTTTGATAAGCACCTTGACGCGGCGATGCAGCGCACCGGCTGCGACCACCACAATTTCATACCGCCATTGCTCGCGAATTGGGCTGAGCCCATCGACGCGGACGATGACGGCGTGACCTACACCAACAAACTTAATGGCAAAGAATTCACCAACAGCAACGGCCGATATAGCTCGGCCGAGATCGCAGCTGCAGCGCCAGAATTAATTGGCGACGCGCAGATCGATCTGATGCGGCAAGAATTCGATGCCCGATTAACGGGAGTAAGTTAATGAAACTTGACGAATTACCAATTGGTGAAATCGTGAGCGGCGTGGATCAGCCAGACCGAAAAAACCCTGCGAAGACGGCTCGATGGGCCCAATACCTGAAAAAAATGAAAATCGGCGACGCGGTGCGCGTGGCGAACTCAAAAGAGCGCGGAGCCATGAGCCATCATTTTAAAGTGAACAAAGCTGGCACTGCGTCTGCTCAAGTTGGCGACGGTAGTTACGTCGTATGGCGCACTCGGTATCGCGCAAAATGAGTGACGACTGGACGCAAACGCTGATTGAGATGCGCGACGCAGCCAAGGCTGACCAGCGCGTTCGCGAGAAGAAGCCAGAGAATTGTTTTTTTTGCGACTACATGGATCGCGACCCAGGCTTTTGCGAGAAGCACTGGGCGCGCCCGCCGGCAGACTTCATGCCGCGCGAAGGCGCTTGCCCAGACTTCATCGAGGAGATCCCATTTTAAACCAAACGGCTTGCGGCATTCTCTCCTTTGCCGCCATGAGCGCGCGCCGTCCGCGTAGCCAAAGGCGGCACCTTTTTTCGGAGCAGGCAGTGAAAGATTACGAGTTTGAGATTTTGATCACGACGCGCAAGCACATAAAGGCATACGCCAGCTGCGTCGAAGACGCCAAGGACAAGGCGCTTGAAGTTGCGCGCAGTCGCATGGGTGACGATTTTCACTCGCTGCAGATCATTGAGGTAAATGAGGCTGACGAAAAATGAGCGACCTTTTTTACCGGGCGATTAAGGCGCAAGACAAAGCTCAGTTGTTGATGCGGCCGCGCCCGAAGCAGGGGCAAAACCAACAGTTTCATCGCGCTCTCACTGAGCAGCAAATCGAAGACGTTTTGAAGTTGTGGGCTGATGGCGTGCGCAAGGTTGCCATCGCAAGCATGACGTCACTGGCGCAAAACAGCGTTTACAACATCATCAACCGCTACGAGCTCGTTGAGGGCCGCGTTACACATATCAAGCGAGAGACAGAATGAATAAGAGTATCGACGACGCTACTCCAGCTGAATGGAATGCCCTGCGAAAACCGCCAGAGCACTACACCCAGGACAGCATCGAGGTGATCGAGGTGATCCGCGACACGCTTGACAGTGAGCAGTTCAAGGCGTACTGCCAGGGTAACGTCCTCAAATACGTCATGCGGGCCAATCACCACCGCCAGCCTACCGTCGAGCATCTGCGCAAGGCGCGTGACTATTTGAACTTGTGGATTGACGAAGAGGCGCAGCCGTGAGCGCAGGTTTTCTCACCTACAAAGACGTAACCGCGATGACGACGCTGTCTCGGCAATCCATCTGGCGCAAGTTCAACGCTGGCGAGTTTCCCAAGCCCATCGTTTACGGCAACAAGACCATGTTCGTTCGCTCTGAGGTCGAAGCCTGGTGCGACGAGCTGGTCGCTAAGCTGCGAGATAATCCGCATACTCCTGCATGAGCTCTGCACGACGGTTTAACAGAGTCTCCCGAGCATAGGCCGTGCGCGTGTCTGTCTCTTCGATGTGGCTTAGCTGAAGCTCTGAAATCTCGTCCGCGTCAGTACGCGCGAACCTACTCCACTCTTTGAACGTCGTGCGCATTCCGTGCATCGTGATTGGAAGGTCTGTGCCACGCTCCACACGGCCAAGACTTTTAAGCGCCTTCCTCATCGCCGCTTCGCTGATGTAGGGAGTGGCGCCTCGGCTCTCAAAAACGTATGTGGGTTTGAGATCGTAGTTATCATACGCGAACCGCAATCGTTGCAATGTGTCCATCAGCTGTTCAGGCAATGGCACCTCCAACAGGAAGTTTGAGTGCTTCCTGCTTTTTTTCGCTATCAGCGCATTCCACACCGAGCTATCAAAATTGATTTGATCCCACCTCATTCTGCGCACATCAATTTGCCGCTGTGCAGTCAGCATCAGAGCTTGCAAAGCTAGACTGCTTTGGTTGTTGTTTTCTAGCAGCGCCTGGTAGGCAGACGGTGCCTCATCGTAATGCAGACTCGCCTGGTGCTTAACTTTCCCGGTCCATTCCGGCAAAGACCTTGTGATGCGTGCGGTCGCTGGATTTGCGATCTCTGTGTAATCGTTATCAAGCGCATAGTCGAACACGTTTTGAATGTAGTACCGCACGCGCTTTGTCGTATCGTGCAAGCTAATCCATGTCGGCTGCAGAGCATTGACCACATCGCTTCTGCGGATCTCATCAATAGGCATGTCGCCCAAAACGGGGTAAGCATATCGCTCGAGTCGCCCGCGCCAATCCTGCGCACTCTCAGAAGGGTTTTTCCAAGCAGGTATTTTGACGCGAACAATGAACTCCTCGGCGACCTCGCGGAAGGTCAGCTTGGCATTGTCCGCTCGGCGAGCGCTCTCTGCTACCGCACGCTTTTCTTTGACCAGCTGTTCTGCAGGTACGACCTGATCGGTCGTCATTGCCTCCATCAAATCTTTGGCTTTCTTGCGCGCGTCATGCAGCGTGGTCTTGCTCGTGCTGCCTAGCGATTTCTCTACCCGTTTTCCTCCGACCTGATATCGAAGCAAATACGAAGAGTAAATCTTCCCGTTTTTTTTCTGTGCCCAGACACTCAGATTGTCGTCAACTCGATAGCGACCTGGTGCCCTGATGGCCGCAATGCCCCGTGCTGATAGCTGCTGCATTTTATCACCCACTTTATCACCCACTTGGGTGGACATTATGGGTCAGTATGCAACCATGTGCAACGAGGTGATCCGTAAGTTATTGATTTTATTACAGCATGAAACAGCGAGAAACAAGGTTCGAGTCTCTCTCTGGGCACCATTCACCCTTACAAATCAATGACTTACGACTGATACGGGATTTTATCACCCATTTTATCACCCAATGTCATTAGACCAGCAAATTGAGCGTAGAAGACGACGCCATTTGCTGCACTTCTACGCGGCCATCTTTGGCCGAATAGAGCGTCGGCTGGATCGTCTCTTTAGCCTCCCGAATAAGCTCGCCCTCGCCGCCGGTGCGCAGCACTTCTTGGCGCTGCACGGCTACAGTCTTCCAGGTGACTGGCGCTGGCGCGCTTGTCGCTGAGACGTCCATTACTGGGCGATCACTGCCTGCGTAGCGTTCAACCCGCGATCCATCGCGCCGCTGCTGTTTCCTTCTAAGTAAGCAGGTGCGGACCCGGTTAGATTGCCAATGGCCATTGGGCTGGTCGCTCTTGAGAAGACTGCCCCGACGACGTTTTGCGGCAAAAATAGGCTCAGCGTTTCTTGCAACGATCTGCCGCCAGCTAACTCAGCGCCAATCTTGCGCACTGCATTTGGGTCAGTCTCCGTAAGCATTCGCGCGAGCTCGTCGGCTGTTGCTTTTAACTGACGGTCTTGCAGATCTAAGCCTTCCTGGCGAAGCGACGTCTGCAGTAACTCTTGCAGGCTGGTCGGCAGACCGCCGACAGATGCCTGCTCACGCAAACCTCTGATGGTTTCAGCACGCTGAGCGGTCGCTGAATTCATGCCAGCCTGCTCTACGCGCGCCATATTGGCCTCGCGTGACAAGTTGCCCATAAACTCAGTGAACCGGTCGTCTGCATCTGGCCCGTCGAACGTGAGCCTAAGCAGCGACTTGCGACGCGGGCTCTTGAGCATGTTTTGCGCTACGTTCGCCGTCTCTGGAGATCGCTCCATCTGATCTTGCAGCGCGTGCATTGCGCCAAGTCTAAATGCTTCGCGCTCTGACTTACTGTACGCAGCGATCTCTGCTGCGAGCTCGTCTGGGTCAGCATTTAACATCTCACGACCACGCTTGAGACTGTCCATCATGCGACTATCGCCTGCGTATAAATTGCGAGCTCTCGCATACATTGGATTAGCTGCGTCTATCTCATCGATAAATGCGTTGCGAACAGAGCGCACCGATGCGACTTCTGCAGCGCCAGCACCCGTTTGGTTGGTAATGTTTGGGAAAGCCAAATCATCAATGCCCATTTTCATAAAGTGCAAAAAGCGCGTGTTGATTGCGTCCACTTTCTGGCCGCCAGGGCCGAGAATGTCGCCAGACTCAGCAATAACGAACCTGTCCATATTGCTCTTTGGGTCTTCGTTTCGCGCAATCCTAATCGCTCTTTGGTAGGCGTTTTGTGCTGCATCCGTTTGGAAAAATTGGCGCAGCCCATCGTTCATTGGCACGTCTCTTTTGTACGCTTGGCCGTAAAGGGTATTCGCTGACTTGCCGCGCGCCGCTTTGAGCGCCATAAAGTCATCGTAAAAACGACTCTGTGCGCCAAAAGCGCTCTGCAGTATGCCGGTCAGTCTCGCAGGTCGCCCGGCTTGCCTTTCAGACAAGTAGCGAGAAGCGCGCGATTTTGCTGGCCCAGGCAGCGTAGCGAGCGCGTCAATGAGCACGCGCGTGTTTTCGCCAATGTCGGCCAACGTCACATCATTGCCCATTCGGTTGGCAACGTATGTGATCGCCTCTTCTGGCGTTGTCAGGTCGGCTTCAATTGCGTCACGCATCAAGCGCCTGGCTTGATCACGGCCCTCTCTTGCTGTCTTTGCGTTTGATCTTGCGGCTGTCGCTAAATTGCGAACAGGCGTTGACAGCATGTCTGTGACTCGCTGTAGGCCATAACCAGTTGCCCCACCAAAGAGTGCGTTTATCCCGCGATCCTCGGCACTTTCACCGCTACCAGCGCCGGCCACAGTACCCGCAACCAGCGCTTGTTGGCCTCGCGATAAAGACGGTGCAGCCCGTAACAAATTACCGGCTCGCGTTGCACTCAGTGCAGCGCCAGCACCACCAGTAGCTAATGAGGTGCCGATAGCGCCAGCGGTTTCGTAACCTATTGCTTTCAATGGGTTGTCTTGGCGGTATTGGTTTATAGGTTCGCGAATCTGCGAAAGGTTTATGTCATAACCGCTAACAGGCTCTTCGCCTCTTTTCGCACGCTGCTCACTGAGCATTTCTGCTGCGTAGTCAAAATCGCCTTGGCCAAACATTGCGCCTATCTCGTCGCTCAAGTTTAGCGACCCGCCTTGCAGTACAAGCGCAACCTCTTCGGGCAACCGACCCTGATCTAACGCTTCGAGTGTTTGTAGGCCTTTTGCGTTACCTTGCTCACGCATTTTGTTTTCATTAGCGCGTAAGATCGCTTTAAGCTCCGCTACTTCTTTTGCCAGATCACCCATTAGAAGCTCCTGCTACGTTGCCTAGTATTGCATCGGCAGCTGCTTCGCCTGTCCCTGTCTCAGCAAAGTTTGGCCCTTTTTCAAGCAAGTTGAATTGACGCCTAAGTTCAAGAGTTTTTTGTGCGAAAGCTGGCGAGCGCCTAGCTTGATTCATATGCTGCTCAAACCTGACCTTGTACATCGCTGGGTTGCTAATTTGTAAATCAGCGTTTTCAGATTGGAAATCAAGCGAAGCCTCATACAACGCTTTGTTTCTGTCGTTAGAGAATTCCAGCGTTTGTAGAAGCAGCCTGTTGCCTCCTTCACTTTTGCCAAGGCTTGCGGTCGCCTCAATAATAAACTGCAAGTCTTTGTCTGTCGGGTTAACACCCAGTTGCTTAACAAGCGGAATAACAATCTGCGCCGACAAAGCGGCAAACAATTCGCCAGGGGCAGTTTTACCAGCATCAAAGCCTAACGTGTTTGCAATGCGTCTCGCTTGCAGTATTGCTTCTTGCCCTGCGCCGGTCTTTAGCGCGCCGCTACCAAGCAATTCTTGCATCAAACCGACTTGCGTATCGCTTGAGTAAGCGAGATTGCTTGCTTCGCGATACTCGCTTGCTTGCTTGTTAAACGCTTCAACGCTTGCTTTGGCTGCAGGGTTTGTCGCTGTGTTTATGTTGGTCTGCGCTTTGCGTCTATCGAGGTACCCAAAGTAATCCTCTGGATTATCTAACCCTTGCGCAAACTGATAGCTGTCTGTTTCAGGATTTTTGAACCGCTGATCGTATTCGGTTAACAGTTTAAATGCGTCTGTAGGCGACTGTTGTACAGTGGAAAGATAAGCGCGCTGGATTTGCGCAGGGTATTTAGTTAAATCGACACCCATTGCTATCCGATCAGCTAAAGCACGACGCTGCCTTTCCTCATAAGTATTGGCGTAATCCAAGCGTGCCGCGTTGCCTTGCAATCGCCGCAATGTGTCGGCTGCACTCTCTCTTATGCCGAGCGACTCCTGCAGCGGTCTAACCAATACGTTTTGGAAAGCGTTAGTAACGCCTTCGCCAAATGAGCCAGGCGCTTGGAATTCACGCGGCTTGGCATACTCCGCAAGCAGTTGCTGCGCATTTGTCATTTGTGGCCGCTGTTGCTGAGCCGCCATTTGCTGAATCTCTGGAGAGATTTGAGGTATAGGCACAGGATTGTTAAGTGGCAGACCTTGCATCAGAAGACGCTGCTGCTCTTCGGTTAATGTTTCTGACATTAGATCAGCCCTCGTTGCGCTGTATTAAAATAGCCAGTAGGTAGTTGTACTGCTCGCTCTGCAGCGCCGTAGTCAGAAATACCTTGATTCATAAACGCCTGCATGCGTTGGTCTCTTTTTGCGCCGGCAATTTCTTCATCTTCAAGAGAACCATCCATTGCCATGCGAATGCGCTGCTCTGCGTATGCAGCTGGGTCTTGCGCCAGGCTGGTCAGCGAATCGAAACTTGGCCGCACTGTGTTCATAACGTACTCGCCAGGGTTGCTGACGGCGTTCGTAATGTTCTCAACCTTGTTGCCGAGTAACTCGCGCATAGTGGGCTCGTCAGGCTTTATGGGTTTATTCTGGTCGTCCGCATCAGTCAGCAGCCCCATAGGCGCGCCAACCTTTCCAGCCATTGTTGCCATCATCTTGCTAAACATTACGAAATCCCTAAGTTAAATCCGCGCCCGCTGCTTTCGCTCGTCAGCGGATTCGGTAGCAAGCCAGCACCACTGCGAAGCACGTCAAACATGCGGAATGGGTACTGTTGCTCCTCGGCGAATCTGCGGTAACGATCATCAAGCAGCTGCTGCGCTACCGCTTGCTGTTGCGCGCCAACGCCTTGTAACGCTGCTGCGTCCGCAAACTGCGTGCCGCGCAGGTCACCGCCTAAATTGGCCAGTTGCGAGGCAGCGCCCTGGCGAAGTCCGCTTGCCTGCAACCCAGCGGTTTGGTTCAAGCTCTGCGCTTGCATCCGAGCGTTTTGATTGGCCAGAGCCGCACGCATCGCGGCATCCTGATTTGCGAGCTCGCCTCGCTGACCAAATTGAGCGGCTTGGATGGCACCCTGCTGCGTTGCCTGCTGCGCCGCCAGATTCGCCTGTTGATTCGCTAAAGCCGTCCGCATGTTTGCGTCTTGGGCTGCGAGCCGGCTTTGCATCCCCATCTGCGCCATCTGCTGGCTCGCCTGCTGAGCTCTGCCGGCAGTGTCCCTATCGGCTGCAAGCGCTGCGCTTTGATTTGACTGCTGGCGCGCCAAGTCGGCTTGCAAGTTTTGGCCGCCTGCGGTCAGGCCAGCCTGTTGATTCGCGAGCGCTGCCTGCTGGCCAAACTGCGCAGTCTGCGTGCCCGCTTGCTGCTGCCGACCTAGGTCAGCCTGTTGCAGCGCAGTGCCACGATCAAAACCGGCCTGCCGTAGCGCACCTGTTTGCCTGCCAACCTCGCTAAAAAAGTTTTTGTCGGTTTCAGCGCGCTGCAATGCGTCGCGAGCACCGCCAAAAGCACCTGCAGCAATGGCGTTAGCGGCATTTTGATTTTGTGTCATCTGCCGCGCACGATTTAAATCACTGACCGTCTGCTGCACTACCTGGTCTTCGTATGGGTTTGTGTAGCGCGACATCGCATTCGGATCGAATTGCGCGGCATTTACAGTTTGACCCGTGACGCTCTGTGGCTGCAGCGTGTTTAACGCACCGATTTGCTGCGCGGTCACGCCTTGGCTCGCAATGTTGCCCACGCCGACAGGGCCGGTTTGAGCCACTTGCTGACTAGTGATCGGGTTAAACCCAAAATTATCAGAAACGTTGGTCGAGCCAACAGCGGCACCGGCAGTCACCCTGGGTGCCTGGAACCCTGTTTCCGCTCGCGTCGTCGCAATCGCATCGTTAATCTCTTGCTGACCGACGCCGGCACGAGCGGTGTCAGCGGTCATGTTCATGCCTTCCAGCTGCGCAGGCGCTAGCGGCGCGACCGTTGCAAAATCGTACGGATTATATGGCGTTCTGCTGACCCGCTGGCCTTCGCGAAACGTACTCGTTAGTAGCCCTTTAAGCTCCGGGTCGAATGTTTGGGATGAACTGTTTTTATTTTTTCCAAAACTCATTACCGCATACCTCCTCGGAAGTTCATGTAGGGCGCGTACCGGCCGTCAGCCGCGTCAAGAATTGGCATTGACGCCGCAAAACGCAGATCCTCTTCGTTAGGCTGCCCTGCGAAACCAAGCAAACCACCTGATGCGGAGTAACCAAGTTTTCTCGCTCGCTCGTCGGGAGCGTACGAACCTTCCAGCATTTTTTGATAGTTCGTTTTTTGATCTGCTGGCAACGTCCGAGCCATTGACCCGCCTTCGGCGTACCGTTCTGCTTCGAGATCTTTTTGCCGCGTGGCCTCTCGAACTTCAGCCTCTTCTGCCGTTTCTGGCCTATCCATTTGTACGCCCGGCAAAGCAAAATCTTGATAGTAAGATTGGTCAGGCTGCACTATGCGATCACCCGAGCCGTAAAAACTTTCGACAGCCTGTGGCGTCGTCATATCCCGCACCATTACCGGGCCTTGCTGCTCTTGTTGGCCTTGCTGCGAAGCTGCAGGCATACCGCCTTGCATCATCCGCTCTAAAATCTCGGGATTGGTGCGCAATAATTCTTCAAATCCAATGCTTGATGTTCCGCCTGCGGAGCTGTCTTTACTCATATTTCTCTCACCAATGTTATGTGACTTTCTTGCCAACCAAGTTCTTTAAGTGCCTTCATCCAGCCCTTGCGCCCGCTCATGCTAAGCGCTGAGCACTTGAGGCTCTTCGCGAACGAAATCAAACTCGACTCCATATCTTTTATCTCCGCTAAGTCGCCAGCCGCTAAAAAAACATGCAGAGCTCTTAAACGCGGGTACTGAACAATCTCCGTGACCATGCAGCTTTTGCTGGCCGGCCAAAAAAACATATCGCCGACGCGGATTAACTGCAGCACGTCTTCGTAGGTGTGCGTTCCGCCGGCTCGCGCAAGGGCCATCTCGAGGAGCTCCCGGTAAGGCCCAACGACGTCTTCAGCTGTTTGCGCGACTGCCTCGCTCATATCGACGTCGCCGATATGGTGCCGTTGTCGGCAACGGTGATGTTGAACCTAGTGCCATTCGGGCTCTGCAGAATTAGCCGCTCATTACGCAATTCGATGTCCTGGTTCTTTTTGCGGTTGAGGTTGTCGGCCTGCTCGATGACGTTGTTGCGCTGGTTCTCCTGCACGAAATCGTAGTTGCGCTGCGCTTCCGGCAAAATCATCGTCTGCTACCCTCCCGAACATCCAGGCGCATGGTTCCTACTCGCCAGCTGCTAAAGGTGTTGCCAGTCACGCGCATCTGCACCTGCCGGCCCTGAAACCGCACGCTGGTCGGATTGGCCATGTTGAACGGGCCAAATGTGCTTTCAGCGGCGTTAGGGTAAAAGCGCGTCTTAAATGTGGCAGTCACGTCGCCCTGCGTTTTCTCGTCAGGGATCAACGACGTTGCAATCATCATGCGGTCGCCGTTGCCTAGCTGAAGCGGCCCAGTTTGCGCAAAGACACTGCTACCAACGTCGTAGGTGTAGCCAGCTTCATGCTCGTAGATAAGGCCGTCAGGGCTCGCGTAGTTAGGGAAGACGAACGCCCCTACATCCACGCCAGCCGTGCGCGCCAGAGTGCCAATCTGCCAGTGGTTTTCCATATAGTTGTAGGATACGTAGCTGTCGTTTTCGGTTGACCCAGAGCTCGGGTAGAACCAAATGATTTCGCTGAAGTTGCTGTTGGCGACGGCATATACCTTTGATCTCTGCGACGAATTTAGGTTCTCAAAAATAAAATCTCCGACACTGCTGCGCAGGGTCTGCACGCTGCCGTTGTAGGTGAAAAAACCATTTTGGCCCATCCAGAACGCCTGGTTATTGGCGGTCGCGCAAGCGTTCGCACTGATCACCCCGCACGATGTACCAACCTGCTGAAATCCATACACAAACGGCGGCCCCTGGTATCGCGCAGTGTGTGCGTCGATGTCAGTGAGCAGGAGCGTCTCGCCGCGCATACGCTTGCCAGTCAATAGCGTGCCGTCGGTCGCGAGGGTAAAGCTACCCGCTTGATTGGTTGCTGCGGGCGTCCAAACGTTTGATTGTTCTTGATCGGAGAAGCTGACCTTATTGCTCTCGCCCGCGCCTAGCGCAAAAACGAAACGCTCTGGCGTGACGACGATGGCGTTGGCATCGATAGGCGCATTACTGAGTAGCACTGCGGCCGAAGACGTGCTGTTGGCCCATTGGTAAATCTTGCCATCACTCGTCGCTGACGCGATAACGTATTCGCCGAACGTATCGAGTGACCAGGTTGTCGCTGGCGTATAAGCGCCAGTATCTGGGCGTGGCGTGTTCCAAGCAAAGGTGTTCCAGGTTAGTCCGCCAAAGCCGAGGTTCTGGGTCGCGTCTGCGCTGCCGGCCGTAAAACCGGCAGGCGTTATGTCCGTAAGGCCGCTCCCTTCGTCAATAAAATACAAATTCGTATGCGTGCCCGCGACAGTGCGCCGGTTGTTGCTGTTGTCAACGTAAGCAATCAAAGCCCGACACGCACCGCTCATCGCAGATGTAGTGCGAGCTCGCCAGCCGCCTACTGGCTGCAGCGCGCCTTCGTACCACCTGACCAAGTTTGCATCGCTCCAAGTGTTGGCCTGCTGCAAATCGGTGCCG